AGGGGTCAACCCAGAGGCATTGGCCTTGTCTCTAAGAATAGAACGGTTTGGGGAATATCACACATTACAATTGCCCATGGGTTACGACTTCAACGCCCTTTGTTGAACATCTTGAAGTTAAAGGATGAGTTCGTAGCCTGGAACGCATTGAGTGCCGTCGATAATGTCATCACAAGTTTCTTCTCTCGAGAGAGAAGGCAAATTATCTCTGTCGATTTCTCGTCTTATGATCAAACTTTACATCCCTCATTGATTGATGGTAGTTGGGATTTGATCAGAATGGCATTTAAGAGTAAACACTCTAAATTGATCACCTGGTTGCAGGATCAAATGATTAATGTGCCACTGTTGACTCCTGAGGGCATACTTGTTGGTAAACATGCTATGCCAAGTGGCGACGCGTTAACTAACTTAATCGATGGATTGAGTCAACTCATACTTTGGAATTACATAGCTCTCTTATTGGGTCGGGAGCTATTGTTCTCTACAGTACAAGGTGACGATGGAGTACTCAGCTTTAACATACCGATAGAAGTTGAGGTGTTACGCGAGTTAATACTAGCCCATTTTGGAATGAAGCTTAGTTCTGAAAAGGGTATGGATGATCCAGACACGGTGACATTCTTACAGAATGTACACAATCGTAATTTCAGGATGGATGGTGCAAGCGTTCATGTGCGACCTTTAATGCGCGCACTGAATGGTATGCTCTCTTATGAGAGGCTAGTCCGTAAGTCAGCTGGTTGGAATGGCTATATGGACACCATCCGATGGTGGCAGCAGGTTGAAAACTGCAAATATCATCCTTCTTTCGAAGTCCTAGTGAAGTACTTGTATGATAACGACAAATACAGTCGTTTACCCGCTAACGTTGTGATAAAAGCTAGCGGTGGGATTGAGAAGGTAGCAAGTGCGTTAAAGCAACCTTCATATCCATACGGGAAAGAACCTTTAAGTAAGTTGAATGACTATAAGACGGTTAGATGGCTTGCTTGGTTGAGAGGGGCTACTGGGGAGACAGCGC